CTGATATCTCATTCGATGTTGTATACGCCGTGGTGCCTGCACCCAAAGATGCAGAGCTTGTGTACAACGCAAGATTAAATGTGCTGCCACCTGTGTTCTTAAAGTTGTGAACAGCTTCTAAAATTTCTTTTTTGAAGGTAGTACACATTGCTGTCGTTATAGCCATTACAGACTCCTAATTATGTTTGCCATGTCAGCGTGCCCTTGTTTTTCTAGCTCTGCAATCAAGGTCGTCCTATCGCTTTTTATCGCCTCTTTGATGTAAAAAACCGCCGTCGCTTGCACCGATTCTTTGAAAGCCTCCGCCTGCTGCGCAATCAAAGGATGGCAGTTGCCACCAACGCTCACAATCCTGTCCGCCGCAGCTTTCGCCCAAAACTCGGGATCATGTCCTTTGTCTTGTGTAGTTGCCACTAAAACGCTACCAACTTCCAGACTTGATGCCTCAAACAAAGCCAAGTTTACCCCCTAGCAATGTCATATCGGTATTCATCTCTCGAACCATAACCTTCGCCCAAAGCCTTGAGTGACGCGAGAGCCTGCGAGAAACGTTGCTCGTACTGAGCGGATTCTTCTGGATTTTTCAAAAAAGTAGCAGCCTCCACTAACGTGCCATACAACAAAGCATCAGGAGCATTATCAGACAGCCAAGTTGTGTTTGTGCCTGAGGTGGTGGTCAAAGACGCAGGGCGGTACTTGTAATGCAACTCGAACGCATAGTCAGACGCAGGCGTCGGTGCGAGCAAAAAGGTATTGTCGTCGAACAGGGCGTAGTACTGCGTGGGACCGGTAGTATTAGCGTTTGGCGTGTATTGACGAATAAACGTCGTATGTTTGAACAAAGGATAGGTGTACACACTATCAATGATCAAAGCCAAACTGTAGGACGCCAAAAAATCCGACGGCGTAGCTAAGTAAGGAAAACCTGTGGTAGCGTTACCCGTCACGTTTTTCCGAAAAACCGGTAAAGAAACGTTTTTGAGTATGCGTTCTTCTGCTTCTTGAATGAACGTGTCTAATTCGGCAACAAAAGTCGTTTCTGCTGTTTCACAATAGTCTTGTACGGCAGATTTGAGAGTGGCTAGCGTAAAACTCATGTCGTCACCACCGTCACTTCACCGACAATTCCAGAAGCTTTTACAGGGACAAAAGGATTGATCCCGACAACGGGAACGCCCACCGACACAACCATTGGCTCGACCCGGTCTGGTCGGGGGTTCTTCAAAGCTTGTGGGTCATCTACACGAGGCAAAGGCAATAATTGCGGTTGTTTTGGCTCAAACTCATCAAAACCTACAAGACTACCGTTCCATTCCTTACGCATGCGGTTAAGTTTGTAGCGGAAACCAGAGCGATCCGAGATACCGTAAGCGTTTTTACCTGATGCAAACCCCATGACTACGCTCCGTATTTATACGTTGGCGGGGAAATTTTAAACGACGCACGATCTCTGTCTTCCTCCATGGCGCGCAACATTTCTTCCTCATACACCGCTTTCAAAGGTCCCATCAGTTGCGGCGATTTTTTCATAGACAAATAGTATGCCAGACCAGCGGCTAAACATGGGTAAAATCGGAAGGGAACGTCTACCGTATTAGTAAAAGCATCTGCGTCTTCAATGCGCGTTAAACGGTTGAATTTCACAATATCTGTATTGTTATCCGGGACCGGCCAAATTTTTAACACCGGAGTAATTTGCCTATCAAGAAAAAATTGGTTAGGCCGCCCCGTCTGAGTTTTTGTGGGTATGTTTAAAAACTCAGAACGGCTCAAACGGTCAATCGCAAAATCTGTGCCGTCACGGGTTACAACGGTAGACAGTATGTCAATCGTAGATTGCACGTCCGACAGATCTTGGACAGCAGAAACAGTGGTAGTGGCGGCGCTTGTGCTCCCAGTTATTGTTTCACCGTTAGAGAAAGTACCAACCGGGATCGTTGTGGCAACAGAGGTAGTTGTAGGCTTACTAGTGATTGACGCCGTGGCGGCGCTTGTGCTCCCAGTAATCGTCTCTCCGACCGTAAAACTAGCGGAAGCAGCGACTGACAAAGTAAGAGTGCCCGCCGGGTATTCACTGACACCTGACGCGACCGTGATAGAGGTTTGGTCAATTGTCCACTGATTTAGCCCCCTATTAGCCCAATCAGCAAACAACAAATTCAAAGACCGTTTTGCAGTTTTCAAATCGTAACCCGTGCGAAGCTCTAAGCCGCAACGCTCAAACGCCTCTTCAATGTACTCGGCTACATCAATCTCAAAATTTTTGCTGCTACTCGTTGTCATTGTATAAGTTATCGAATACACGGTTCACATCTAGCACGTAGTCTAAATCAGACTTCGAGTAATGTATGTGCGCCGAAGGCTTAAAATCTGGAGCGCCTGTACCCGTTTCAAACCATGCTGGGTGCGTTACTCGAACCCGGTTGTTTGGTAATGCAACGATGTTACCTGTCCACTCCCCCGCATCTAAAAGTTGCAGCACATGGCTTTGTTTGTGCTGTGCTGGATCATCCGCAATTTCACTCTCAGTATAATCGACTGTGAAAAGGTACTTCGCAGGGTACATTTCCCCTGCTATTTTTGCCATCCAAGGACAAGGCGTAGCACGATCAAGCACGTAGACGGCATGATGGTGCGAGGAGCAATCCCACGGTTGCGCATCATGCACCGCCATCGGCTCTGGCCACTCCTCTAAAGGTATATCCGCAACTAAGGCTGTAATAGGCATTCTTGCCCACATCGCGCCCCCATGAACGGTATCTTCTTCCTCTCCTTCTGCCTCGATGCCTGTAAAAATCATTTGAAAACTCAAACACCTACAGGGCATCGTTGTTACGGCGACAGCCATGGCGTGTAAAAACTCACCATGGTACGCCTCGTGATTATGTGTAAATTCTTTACGCACCCAACATTTGAAATGCGGAATGTTTGATTGAAGGTATGACATATTTTACTTAGAAGCGGCACCACCCTTCTTGAATTTACCGGGCATTTTTTTACCGCCGTTTTTCATGCCCTTGGACTTCATGGCTCCGCCCATGCGCATGCCTTTAGACTTCTTCTTTCCAACTTCGCCGCCGTATTGCATGCCGCCGGGCATCATCTCTTTTTTGCCGCCCATGGCTCCGCCTTTCGACTTCATAGCCGCACCGCCTGCCTTCATCCCTTTAGATTTCATAGCCGGGGCTTTTTTGGTGGCTTTTTTCTTAGCTGTTTTCTTTTTTGGGGCACCGTTGCCCAGATTTACGACAGACATATGAACCTCACAGGTACTTGGTTTTCTTTCTGCGGTTCTGTAACACAGCCCCACACCCTCTAGCAATTTCTTGACGGACTTCGCCGCCCTTACTCATATTCTTTACCGTGGCACGCTTGGTGTTTTTGACAACGGTCTTGCCTTTTTTGCCTTCTCTTTTCTTCTTGCGTGCAGTCGCGGCTCTTTCTGCTTTAGTCAAAGACCGGGCCTTGGACTCAGGCAAACAGCGATCTGGCATTTTTTTATCGGGTGACGTACCACATTTACCAACAATATTGCCTTCGCTGTCGATACGGACCCAATTTTGCTTCAGCCATTTTTTCAGTTCACCCATCAGCGGCCTTTCCGTTTTCCACCTTTGGCTTTTTTGGCGTAGTTTGGATCTTTACAATACTTGCTAGCCGCCAAATTAGCGTAAGCAGACGGATAAGTATCAAAAGTTCGCTTCGCCCAAGCTTTACCCTCCGGGCAAATCTTACTGCCTTTGCTTTTTTTGGACGCTGCACCACCTTTTCGATAGTAACTAAGCCCTTTTGGCATACTAGCTCGTGTCATTACCATGCCTTACAAGACCAATATCTTGCGGAAAACTTATCTTTTGCGGTATCACACTTGTGCCTAGCACGAAAGTTAGCCCGCCGTCCGGGCTGATCTTTCTTGATCGACATCTTCGGATCACCGAATCGTACTAGCTTGATTTCACTGCCTTTTTTGGCCAGAACCGCACTTTTTTTAGTTTTCCCCGGCGTGCGTTTCGGTTTGTTAAAACCAGCAAACGTTTCACCCCGGTACTTTATTCGACCAGAAGGAAGTCTTTTAACGTCCTTAGTTGTCGCCATGCGTTTTGCCCTTGCTAGTAATCTTTCCTCAAATACAAAATGACCGTGTAGGTGTCACCATCACTGTGGCCGACTGTGGTGAATTTGACGTCACCTGTCTTGCCTGATCCGGAATTATTGGTCAAACCCCCGAATTTTGTGTAGTCGTGATCCCCACTTTGGTTTTCACCTAGCTCAATACAAAATAAATCCGTGGTTGCGTCCCACAAGATTTGCACTTTCATACCGATGCACTGCCACCAAATTCTTTCGATGGTTACACCCGTGCATGTGTCACCGTCCGCGCTAGCGGTCAAGGCCGAAACATCCACCTTCGTGACGGCGCTTTCGCCAGAACCGTCAGAAATGTTGGTCAGTTTCAAAACAGCAGTTTTTGGGCCGTCTGCTAGCGTCTGTGAAGCTACTGTATCAGCCATCTTGCTCTCCTGTTACTAGTCAACTGTTAGGCGATCTGCACATATTCGATGATAAACGTAAAAGAACCAGCCGTAGTTGCGTCAACAGTGTTGGTAATGTTGCAAAAAATAGTTCTTGCAGTGTCTGTGTATTGGACAGAAGCAGGGGCAGTAGTACCGCTTTGCGTTTGAGTTACAAGCGTTGTTGTAGTGACATTGTGTGCAACAACAGTCGTGCCGCCGTCCAAGATCTCATCAGTTACTGCCGCGACTATCTGTGCGCCAGAGCTAGAAGTACCAACCTCATAACCAATGTCACCCGTGCCAATAACTGGTGAGGTATCACAGAAGATCTTAATGTCAGTGATAATCGTGTTGGCAGGCTGAGTAAATTCACCAATAGATGGGCTGTCACCTGCGGTGGTGTTGACCGTAACGCCCGTAGCAAAGCCAACGTGCTTTACATATTTGTTCGTAACGATGCCGGTAGAAGCAATATCGACTACGTCGGTGAATGCGCCTGTTGTTGCATTCTTAGATACAACTTTGAAGCCGTTCTCTGACCGAACTGGGCCGTTGAAAGTGGTATTAGCCATTGGGATCTCCTGTCGTGGCTAGAGTCAGGCGCGGTATGCACCTGTCAGGGATTGGTTGAATATACACAAAAAAGAAAGGGGCAACAATGTGCCCCTTCTTTTTCGCAAGTTTTTACAAACTTATGCGCCGGGAGTTCCGATAACGGATCTCCAATCAGAAACGCCAAACGAGTAACGTTCGCGCGCTTTGAAGCGCATGTTGCCCGTATCAAAGTCGCCTTCCATCGCAGTTTTGATGGGGGTTCTTTGAAACAGCTTGAAACCGTTTGGGGCGTCTGTCTTGACAAAGAACGCGTCTGTGTCCGTCAGGAAGTGGTTTACAACCGCTCCCTCAGGCAGCATGCCCATGGACTTCAGTGCATTGGTGTCGTTGTCTGCAGTGCCGGGACGCAGATTCGAGTTCAAAACTCTTTCCGCGATGAACTGCAGTTCTTTTGGGATGATCAGTTTCATGCCGCGAACAGCAATCTTCAGTCCACGCTCGTCGGTAAAGCCAGCAATATCAATCAACATCTGCTCTAGAGACGTTTCATTGAGATCGGAGGCAGTGGCCAGTACGTTCGTCTGATCTCCCGAAATAGACGGGTGATCTGCTGCACACAAAGCCGAACCGTCACCGATTGGGCTACCAGTGCTGAACGCATTGTTCAGTACGCTAGCCGCACGGATCTGCTTGGTTTGTGACATAGAACGTGCCAGCGCACGAGTATACCGTGCAGCCAACTTGTCATAGAGATTATCTTCGATAGCTTCCTCGGTGATTGAAAAAGCCAACGCTATTGTCTCGTGCGAATACCTTGCAGTATATGTTTCCTGCGCGGAATCGAATGAGATTGCGCCGCCTTCTGATTTCACAGGGGCAGTACCAAAGCCCGAAAGCATGACTTCTTCTTCAAACGCGCGGTCTGAAGTTTCTTCGTCAAATATTTCGGCGTGTTCCTGATCGTAACGATCATATTCCAGCCCGAACAATGCATTTAGTCCGGGTTCTAGCTCTTTCGCTAATTGAGCGCGAGTAATAGCCATTTAGATTCTCCCGTTAAATGCCAGTTGTGGTGGCAGTGGTTTGTGAATCGAAACGCGCATTCGGAGAGTTGTAGTGTGCATTAATTCGCACAATCAACGGAATACCGGCTGCTGTAAAATCACTGTTGGCGTCGTCATCGACGATTCCCATGATCTTCAGCGGCAATGTAGCCGTAGTTGCGATTGTAGACACACCCAACGCTGAGTTTGAGCGTCCGGTATCCGTGCTGCCGGTCCGTGCTGACGTACCAAGGCTTGCGTTAGCAAAGACTGCGGTCAGAGCGGTTGCTCTAGACGTAATCGTTGCATCGGTCGCTACTTGGAAAGTTTGCATTGGATTATCTGCAACGAGTGCTTTGACAGGAAAATTCGTGTCAACGCTTACGCTGTTAGATCCGGGCCAATAATTGTTGAAAACGGGCTTTTTTGATACAGAATCTACATATTCAACACCCATCAACACACCTAGCGCAGCCGTTGTACCACCGTCAGTGGCACCAGCTTGATCGATCACACCAGCAGCCGTAGGTACTACGATGCTGAATTGAAAGATGGCGTTAGTGTTGTTGCTAGCAATCTCATATTGAGTAATGCCGGTTGAATTAGCAGCAGCTCCTACCAATCCGATAGGACGAAGCCCGTAAGCGGTTTCTTGATTTGCCATGTTTTGCTCCTAAAAGCTTACTTACGAGGACCACCAAAAGTTACACGGGATTGACGTTCTGGTTTGTCAATCACCATAGTTGAGTGTGCATTCTCGCGAAGAACGTCCGTTTCAATGGCTTCAATTTGATCTGCATTCTTTCTTTCAAAATATTCAGTTCGTTCTGCAACCGTTTCCAACGGGATTCTTGCCAGAAGCAACCCGCCAACACCAAACACGCCTTCATATTTCCCTGACTCAATAGTAGGTGCCTCGAAATTCGGGTACTCATCGCGTCGAACAAGCTCATAGCCCTCTCGCATACGAGAAGAAATATTCGTCCTGTCCTCAAATCCACGTACTTCTGCACGTATCCAACGATGTTTAAACCCTTCTGGCGCAGGGGGCGCGTCTAGTTTAGACGGTGGACTCCACGGCTTTCTTTTTACCTGTGTCGCCCGTGATGATTTAGCGCGGGAAGTTCTCTTGATAGCATCAATTTCATCTTGTTGATTATCCGTCATTGTCCTTCCTTCACGTATTTCGCT